ATAACTCTTACTATTTCTAGAGAGAGATGGGAGAATTATATCGAACCATTGATGAAGAATGAAGAAGATGTAAAATTGACAACTAGGCCAAAAGAAGGAGACTTAATTTATTTTCCATTAGGTGATAGGTTATTTGAGATTAAGTTTGTTGAGCATGAAAAACCTTTCTACCAACTACAAAAGAATTATGTTTATGAATTGAGATGTGAACTCTTCCGTTACGAGGATGAGGTTATTGATACAGGTGTTGAGGAAATTGATAATGAATTGATTGGTGATAATGTTGATGGAACATCTGAAGATGGAACACCAACAATACTAGGCCCAACCCAAACATTTACTTTGGTAGGTGCTGCATCAACTGCTGCTGCATATACTGGTGTAGTGGCAACTGGTGGACTTAATTACTTCACTATATCGAATAGGGGCGGTGGATATATTACACCTCCTACAATCGGTTTATCGTCAGCACCTTCTGGTGGAACAACAGGTATTGCAACTGCAGTTCTAATTGCTGGTATTCAATATTGTAATTTAAATATAGGACTTAACCAAAAATCAGTACAGTCAATTGAAATTGCAAATCCAGGTGCAGGATATACTGTTGCACCAGGTGTAGCATTTACTAGTAATACTGGTGTTGGTGCTGCAGCAACTGCATATATTGCTGATGGAACATTGGGTGTTGTGACTGTTACAAGTGCTGGTGGTGGATTTGTAACTGCACCGACTGTAACATTTGCAGGTCCAACAGGAGTTGGAACAACTGCTACTGCTGTTGCTGTTATTAATGCAGCTGGATCTGTTACTGATGTTAGATTTACTAACACTGGTGCTGGTTACACTGCTGGTGATCTTCCACTTACTGCAACATTCTCTGCTCCATCTGCTGGATCTAGTGGGGATTATAGATTCAATGAAACTGTAACGGGTGCAATAAGTGGGGCAACTGGTAAAGTAAGAACATGGGATTCTGTCTCAAATATTTTAGAAGTATCTTCAATCTCTGGAACATTCTCTCTTGGAGAGAATATAACTGGTTCCTTATCAGGTTCTGTTCATGCTCTAAGAATAGTTAATACAGATCCAACAGATGATGGATTTGCAGATAATATCAATATCGAAACTGAAGCAGATAAGATTTTAGACTTCTCCGAACAGAACCCATTCGGTACTCCCTAAATAAGATACCAGGACTATAACAATGTTTGAATATTTCTACAACGAAATTCTGAGAAGAACCATTATTTCTTTTGGTACTTTGTTTAATGGCATAACCGTTAAGCAAGAGGATTCTACTATTAAAGTGCCATTGGCATATGGTCCTACCCAAAAGTTTTTGGCAAGATTAGAACAAACACCAGACTTGAATAAGTCAACAGCCATTACTTTACCAAGGATGTCTTTTGAATTTACAGGTTTGACATATGATCCTTCAAGAAAGGTAACAACAACTCAAACATTTACTGTAAAAGATCCTGATACAGGAAAAGATTCAAAGAAAGCATATCTTCCAGTACCTTATAATATGCAATTTGAACTTGCTATTATGTGCAAATTAAATGATGATGCATTGCAGATTACAGAACAAATATTACCATATTTCCAACCAGCATATAATGTTACTGTTACTCTGGTTGAATCAATCAAAGAGAAAAGAGATATACCCATTGTATTAGAAAATATTACAATGCAAGATGATTATGAGGGAGACTTTACTCAAAGAAGAGTTCTTCTTTATACACTAAGATTTACTGCAAAGACATATCTATTTGGCCCTGTATCCGATGCTTCCAAGGATATTATCAAGAAGTCTACCGTCAATTACAGAGGTGGAAAGGCACTTCCTGGTCAAAGAGATGTTACTTACTCAGTTGCACCTAGAGCAGTTAAGAATTACACTGGTGATGTTGTAACCAATCTAGCATCTGATATATTAATAAATGATATTGTTATTCCTGTAGAAAATGCAAGTAACATTTCTGCAAGTACAAATACTACAAGAGTATTCATTACTATTGGTGAAGAAGAGATGAAGGTTATTAAGAAGGATGGAAATAATCTTACAGTTGAGAGAGGTAGAGACGGTACAACTCCTGCGTCTCATCTAAGGGGTGATGCTATTGGTTTAATTACTGATGCGGATGATGTATTAATTCCTGAAGGTGATGACTTTGGATTTGACGGGAGTACCTTCTAATGAAACAACTAGATAAAGCATTTAACATCACTCCTGAAGTGGTTCCTGAAGAACCAAAACCTATTGTTAGAGAAAAACCCGATAGATTAACTAAAGATGATGTCTCTAAAGACTATGATTATACAAGAGGCAATCTTTATAGTATAATAGAAAAGGGCCAAGAAGCCATTGATGGTATTCTTGAACTTGCTCAAGAAACTGAGCAACCAAGAGCATATGAAGTAGCAGGACAACTTATAAAGAGTGTGTCTGATGCGACTGATAAGTTAATGGATCTTCAAAAGAAATTAAAAGACGTAAACGAGGAGGATAATAAAAAATCACCCACGAATGTTACTAATGCATTATTTGTTGGATCTACCGCAGAACTAGCAAAAATGATCAAACAAGAAAACTTGAAAAAAGAGTAATTTCTTGCTAAAATAAATATTTCATTAGATATATAAAATGATAGAGGTTATTAGTGTCGATTAGAAATCCCTCGGATTTTTTTAAGAGAAAGAAAAATGATTCTTTGAAAGAAGAACAGGCTCAAAAAAGATTAGAGGAACAGAAATTAAACGATAAGAAAATCGACGCTCCAAAAAGGCATTTTGGTGAAGATAAGGTCGTAGAAAAACCTGCTGCAATAATTCAAGAAGAAGTAAAAGTTGATCCATATCTAGAAGAAATAAATTCACTTAAGTCTGATATACAGTCAGTAGTAGGTTTAATTCCTGAAGAAACAGATTTAACTGAGGTTTATGATACACTAGAAAGTTTAAAAGAAAGAATAGATAATATTGCTGATAAGGCAAGTTATGACGGAGATATTTCAATACTTCGTTCTGAGATAAGAGAAGTAGAAAGAAGTATACCTGAACAATTTGATCCATCAAATATAAATTCAAATCTTGCATCATTAAAAGAAAGAATTGAATTAGTTCGTTCTGAGATCCCAACTATTCCAGAACCTGTTTTATATGATGATCAGATAGATGAGATAAAAGGATTAATAGAACAGGTAAAGGAAAGTATTCCAGAAGTACCTGAAATAAGGTATTACGAAAAAGAATTAAATTTAATATTAGATCTAATTGAAGGTGTAAAGAAAGATATTCCTACAGTTCCTGAAATACCTGAGATAAAGTATTATGATGAGGAGATTTCTAGTGTAGAATCACAGATCAAAGAAATTGAATCTTCCTTATCTAAATTACCTGAGATAAAGCATTATGATAATGATATTGATGAAGTAAAGGAATTACTGGAAAAGTTATCTAATAAGGTTACAGAGATACCAGAAATAAAGTATTATGATAATGATCTTAAAGATTTAAAAGATAAGATATTAAATGTAGAAGAATCTATACCAACAGTCCCAGAAGTAAAATATTATGATGAAGAAATTAAAGGCCTCAATAAAGAAATTGTAGGTTTATTTAAAAAAGTTTCATCTATTAAGATACCAGAGGCAAAATCTTATGATGGTGAGATAAAAAAGATATACTCTTCATTTGAAGAAAAGAATCAAACTCTTCAAGATAAAATTGAAAAACTTGAAGAAACTTTTGAAAAGTTTGATAAGGAAGTTATCTCTGAAGGACTTTTAAACATTCCCCCTGATGAGGACAATTCAGATCCATTAACACCATTAGATCAGAAGTTTGTAACTTACGAAAAACTTCAAGAGAATTATAGGTTATTTGTTAATAGAGTTCAGCAACAACTAGCATCATTTGGTGGCGGTGGTGCTGTTCGTATTGCCGAGTTAGATGATGTTGATGCAACATCTGCAATGGTGGATGGAAAGGTATTAGAATATAGTGCTGCTCAAGGAAAATGGATTGGTGGAACTGGTGGGGGCGATAATGTTGGAGCTGCTGGAACTTGGGCAGTAGATTCTGTTGGTATTAACACCATAAAGAATGTTGGTATTGGTTCTACTGCAAGATCTGGTAAGGCATTATTTGTTTATGGTGATTCAGAAATTACAGGTAATATATCTGTAGGTGGGACTCTTACATATGAAGATGTAAAAAATGTAGATTCTGTTGGAGTAATTACTGCTCGTAGTGATGTAAGGGTTGGTAGAAATTTATCTGTAGTTGGTTTAACAACTCTTGGATCTAATAATGGAATAGGAACTGTTCATGTTGGATCAGGTAATACTGCATTATTAGTTGATGGTGATGCTAGGGTTGTTGGTGTCCTTACTGTAGGTAGATCATCTATCACGTTGGATGGTGATGCAGAGACAGTCAGTGTTGGTATTGTTACTATTACGAATGCAACAGTAAATATTGGTGATAATGTTACTATTAATTCTGCAGCAACAGGTATTAACTCTGCACCCAATGTTCTATATGTTGCAAAGGATGGTGTAGATACAAATAATGGAACATCAATTGATAATGCTAAATTAACAATTGCTGCTGCTGTTGGTATAGCAAAATCAGGAACAACGATTAAAGTTTTATCTGGTAATTATGTTGAGCAGAACCCAATAGAAGTTCCTGCATTTGTTGCTATTGTAGGTGATGATCAAAGGACAGTAAAAGTTTTACCTAACATAACTAACAAAGATTTATTCCATGTAAGAAAGGCTTGTAAACTTTCTAATATGACATTTAGTGGTCATACTGCACCTGCAGCTGCTGTAGGTTTCCCTACTACTGAGATAGCAGAAAATGAAGGTGGTGGTAAATGGAAAGGCCCTTACGTTCAAAACTGTACAAGTGATACTACTACAGGAACTGGTATTCGTGTTGATGGTGATCAAGCAAGATTACTTAAGTCAATGAATGTTGATGCATATACTCAATATAATCAAGGTGGTGTTGGTGTTGCTGTTACTAATGGTGGATTTGCTCAGTTAGTTTCATTATTCACAATATGTTGTGATGAAGCAGTTACTTGTGATACAGGTGGTCAAGCAGATATAGCAAATAGTAATTGTAGTTTTGGAACTTTTGGATTAGTTTCTAGAGGAACTGGTGAGTTGCAGTTCAGTGGTATTATTACATCAAAACAAGCAGACGTAGGACAGGATCAAGTTAGGATTAATTTAACAACTCCAAATTTAAATATATCCAATTTTGTTTATGATCATGTATCTGGAGTAGCTACTGTAACTACATCATCAAATCATAATTTTGCAGTTGGTATGGCAGTAACAATGTCAGGTATTGGATTGACTTGTGCTTATGGATCTAAAACATATCCACACAAACCACCTTACATTTTTGAGGTAGATCAAATTCCTTCTTCCACATCCTTTGTTGTAAATGTGGGTATTTCAACTTTAACTCATACTTATGTTTCTGGTGGTAATGTAAAAATAGATATTGACAAACCATATGATGGGCAATATGTTTATTTTGATAAGTTATATAAATCTATTAGTACTATTAAAATAACAAATGGTGGTAATGGATATACCACTACACCTGATGTTACTATAGTAGGTCCAACAGGCCCTAATGGTGAAGATGCTACTGCATTTGCTACATTAACTGGAGATTCTGTTTCCTCGATTACAATTATTAGTAGTGGTAGTCAATACGAAACAACACCATCTGTTACGATAGGAGCACCAAATACTGGAATTGATACGGCAACAGCGATTGCTACGATGGAACCAATATACTATACAATAAATAGTTCAACGTCTATAGCTGATGGTAATTTTAATAACTTCGATTCATCAGGAGAAGATTTTTCATCTACTACTGAGACTTTTGATGAGACATCAGCAGGAGCTACAATTCTGACATTAGATGAAAATCTATTAAATAATGTAAGTATTGGATCAACAGCGTATTTCTTCCAGTTTAGTCGTATAGTCGCAAGTTCTCATACATTTGAGTATGTGGGTGCAGGTAATACGATTGCATTAGCAACTCCTAAACGAGGTGGGGTGACAATTCAAGAAAATGAAGTCGTTACTTTAGATGGTGGAAAGGTTGTTTACACAAGCACAGACCAATCAGGTAATTTTAGAATAGGCGATGGTTTACAAATTAACCAAAACTCAGGTACAATTAGTGGAAGGGCTTTTACAAAGAGTCTCTTCACCGAAATGACACCATTTATATTGGCATTAAGTTAATATGGCTCAGTTAGCACTCAATAAATTTCAAACAGTTACTTTTC